TCTTGTAAACAGCTAAATCACTGGTTGCCAACAAAGCAAAGGTAAATGCGTAAGGTCCAGTACCAGCACTACCTGTGTAGACTGCCCTTCTGGTTACTGCTGCTATACTATAATCTGCCATAATTTATTCCTCACTGGTATTATATCAATCTCCTAAAGATTTCCAACGAAAAAGTTGGATTTCAGGTGGTCGCTTAAATCTTAAAGAATTAGTATCTATATACTTAGATCTCCTCTCTTTTGCTAATCTTTTCTCATATTTTCTTTTTTTCTTGTAATAATTAGGATCAACTTTTTGCTGTAATTTTGCAAACATATGATCCGTAAACATTCTGGTATACCATAAATTACCATATGGAATATTTTGTTTTAAAAAACTTGCAAGTGCTGCTGGAAATTTATCAAATTCAGGATCACCTTTATAAATAGCTTTAGAAAGAGGACCTAATCCAAAATCAAGTAAATCTTCTCCTAATCCAAAAACAGGTCCTAATGCCGCACCAATTCTACCTTGCCCAAATCTGGTTGTATCTTGAAACAATAAATCAGCAGCATAACCTCCACCACCACCTTGTAAATAACCAGCAACCAAAGTTTTATAATTCATAGGTTGTGTATCTTCACCTTTTAATACTAACTTAGAATTATAAATTAAATAACCAGACATCATTAAAATAGCTTGTGAACTTAAAGCATAAGCTGCTCCGTGTGGAAATTCTTTTGATAATAGCAAATCTATATTTCTTGCCATATGAGTATACATAATCGTCATTGGAAAATTTTTAAATAACCAAAAACTTCTTCTTATCTCACCCATACCAGTTCCAGGTCTATTATTACCCATCATAAATGCTCTTGATCTCATTAAATAAGATGGAACAGCAAACTCTGTTTCTGCAAACATCCAAGCATACATTTTTTGTTTCAGGTCTTTGTCTGCAATGTCTGAAATACGTACATAACTAACTGTATTATCATAACTTGATTTATGAAGTTTTATTTTTTGTAATGCTTCGTGATCTTCTTTTGTAATTCCATAGCGTTTATACATATATTTAGTACGCTTACCAATAGAATCAAAAGATTGTGCTGCTAGATTTTTTAAATGAAATTGAAATTCGTATTTAAAAGCAGTTCTTGCTGCTATTGTTGATGGTGTTAATAAACTTACTTTTAGTAGATTTTGAGCCATCCAAGAAAACGGACCATTTTGTAACTCACCTGTCATTCTTTGTCCGTGTCGCATCTCATCAATAATTTCTGAAGCAACAACATTAGCTTCTTTTGCAACTTTTTTATTACTAACCATAAATTTTGCGTGGTTTTTAAGCTGCTTAGTCATAGGCATACCACTTACAAATCTAGCCATTTGTCCTAAAGGTAAATCTGACAAAGAAGATATAAAAGCACCACCTAACTTAGTTGACACTAAGTATGCTCTAACTTCACCCATAAATTTAGCAAGTCCTTTCCTTTCTGGTATATTACCTCTACCTGTTATGGTATCAAATAAATTATCAAATGTTGTTGATGGTCTTTGATTTTTTCCTGTTGCTTTAGCATCATAATCTCGTGCAAATTTTGTAATAAATTTTGCGTTTTCGTAAACATCTTCACCAAATGTTTTCATTAAACCAATGTCAGTAGCTGTATGATCTAAATACATAATAATTGATTCAATAGCATTTCTACCATATTTTTCATTATATCTTAAATAACTTTCAGCATCTTTAAATATTAAAAAACGCATAAAATCTTTTGACATACGAGTTTGTTCACCAGGTTTTGTTTCTCTTAGAGAATTTGTTGTATGCCCAAGAGCTATGTTATCTTTGGTATTAGCTAATAATCTTTTTAATTCTTCCTCACCTTTTGATGTTAAAATATCATTAACAAAATATTTATCTGCTAATCCATAATTACGAGCTGTTATTGTTAAATCAAGTTCTTCAAATATATCATTTACCCAATCATCTATTTTAGCTTTACCAACTTTAGTAATATCGTGTGACTGTGGCATATAATTTTTTCTTTTAGCTACATTACCACCTAAACTATTTTTCATTAATCTGGCATCTTCTAGCATCAAAGCAAATTTTTCTGCAATTTTTGTTGCTAACTGTTGTCCTGTGCTACCTGGATTATATATTTCTCTAACAATATCTTCTGGATCAAAGTCTTTTTGTTTTTTCCAATTTACAGTATGTAATTCTTCGTCATCTAATCTTGACATTAAATCTTGAAAAGTTGCTTTTTGAGTAGATACTACATTGCCTGGAATAACATCTCTAGCATAGCTAACTTCTAAAAAGTCAGTTACTAATTTTTGCATTGGCATATATCTTCCTAAACGCTTATCATATTTAGCCTTGTGTTTCAAAAGGTCACGCATAAGTTCAAGTTTTTTATTATCATTTATGATTTGTCTTTTACGAACATCTGGATCTTTACTTAATGCAGCATTGTATTTACGAGGATTAGTAAAATCTCTTACATCTTTTAATCCTTTTAATGTTTGCTCAAGCCATTGTTTATCTTTAATAGATACTTGTTGTTTTGTAGCTAATTCATTAAATGTAGTTTCAATATCTTTAGCTGTTTGCACAATTTGATTTGTTTTATATTCTGGTAATTTTAGATTCCACACTTTTAAATCAGAATCATAATTTAACATTCTTTTTTCTAACACTGAATTATGAACTTTAATATTATAATTATGTGTATCCATTATAGTTTTTAAATTTCTTTTTTGTTTTTTGGTAAATGTTAATTGATATATTTGCTCAATATCTTTAATTGCTTCATCAATATTTTCCATAGGTTCTAATTCAACATAATTTCTTTCATTAAATTTTCTTGTTCTCATAACCCTATCAGATGCTTGGGCTATGTTTTGTATGTGTTTAATTTTTTCTTGAGGTGTCATATCTCTTATTTCTTTATGTTCTCTTGTCGCTTTAAACTCATTGCTAGCATCATCTATAAGTTTTAAAGCATTAGGATCGCCTTGCATAATTCTTCTAAATATAGAAGCACCAGCTTCACCTATTGATTGAACACCACCTGCTAACAAGAAACCACCACCAAAAGCATAAAGCAATCTAGTCTGTAATTGATCTTCTGTTAGTTTTAACTGGTCAGGATTGATACCAATTTCTATTAAATCTTTTCTTACTTTAGGGTTGTTTAAAGATAAATTTAATCTTTTAACTAAATCTTGATTTGCTTTTTGCTGTATGTTTTCTACAAACGCTGCACCAGTGCCACCTTCTATTGCTGTTAATGCTATCCTTTGAAATGCTGTACGACCTAAATTATAAGCACCACCTAATCCAGTAGCTAACAAACCTATATATGCTATGTTTGGTGAATCAGTTAGTTGTGCATATACACTACCACTTAAATCAGCAATTAAAGAAGGATAGTCAGATTGTTGATACATTTGATAAGCTGCTTTTTTGTTTAAAGTAAATTTATCAATCGCTTGCTCAATCTCTGCATCTGAAGCAGGTAATTCTTTAAGATTTTTATCTTCAGGATAAGCTAATCTTAAATTATTAATTTGATTAAATAATTTCTTTTTTGCTGTTTCATATACTAATTTGTGTCTTTCGCTACCAACAGGATAATTAGCATAAAATTCGTTAGCTTGAACATTATTATTAATACCCATTATATCCCTTTCACGGTTCATATCGTAAGGAACAATAATATCAAGGTCATATTTGTTTTTAATATATGTTGCTGCATCATCAAAATAATCGTGCAATATATCCTCTTTATAATCTTTTATAAAAGTGCTTTCAAAATCTGTAACGACACCAAATGCTTCCCTTGTTTCATAAGGAATACCTGCTTTTTCTTTGGTTTCTATTGCTGTTTCGCCTACATTAAAAAGCATTATTGACCTCGGCTTTCATTTAATATTTGTTTTGCAGTTTTTTTATCAGGACTTTTTAATACACCTGTTTTCTTTTGTATGCTTTCAAAAGTTTCTGCATATGCACCTAGCGGACCTTGTATTAATCTATTGTTGATATATTCATCACTGCCACCATAACTTATAAATGGTTTTAAGTAAGAGTTATATTCATATCCTTTTTTCTTTAAATCTTCAATGTAAGGTGATCCATCCTTATATGTTAATAATTTTCCGTTTTGATCTACTAATACTGCATAATTGTTAAAGTTTTTTGGTAAATTAGTTAGATCTAAATTTGCATTGATAAAATCTGTTTTCTCTAAGTTTTTATATGTAAAATAATTTTTAATATGATCTGCGGTTAATTTTCTTGTAGGAAGCTCAAAGCTATTTTCTTCCTCAACAAACACAGCATATGGTGCTTCTTGCACAAATATTTCTTCTGTGTTTTTTACAAATTGGTTGCCATCATACCTTAGACTATACTCATATAAAATATCATCAGTTGTATTTGATAATGATTCTAAAATCATATTATCAGTAATTGGTGTATCAAATTCTGTTTTTCTATCTAAACGGTTTAAATAAAAATTAACATTTTCTTCTTGTATAAAACCACTGACTAACTCTCCCCCAATTTCTCGTGTTCCTGTAGCTATATTAATAGCATTTTCTTTTTGTTCTTGGGTATAATCTTGATATGGTTTTAATCCGTGAGTACCAATCAAATAAGATATTGCAGTTGATTTCATAGCAACTAATTCTGTTGTTCTATCTTTAGAATATATCATATTTGCTGGTAGTTCTTCTTCCAACATTGCAAATAAACCAATCCTTGTATCTTTTAAATAATTTCTTTGTATTTCAGTTTCTGGAATATTTGGAATGTCTTGCATTTGTAATCCTTTAAATACATTTTCTTGTATTTTAAAATCATCGTATAATTTTGCAGATTCTAATCCTTGATACATAACTAAAAAATCTTTTGCATCATCACCTAAATTTCCTTTAATGTATTTTACATTTAAAAGTATTTGTTGTTCGTCTTGATTATTTAATAATTGATTAAATAAACTAACTTGAACTAAAGGTTCTTGGTCTGTCATTAAAGATTTTAAATTTTTAATATCTTGTAAACCTAACTGTCCATTTCTTTTATCTAATAAATATTGATCTATTTTCCCAGAACTATCAATCACAGATACTGGCTCATTATTATATCTAGCGTCAAAAGCAATAGGATCATTTGCAAAATGAGTTAATCTAGCAGCAGTATATTCTTTAATATAATCAGCTTTATCTTCTACTATTTTTTTGTATTGTTCTGGCAACATATTTAATTCTACTGCCATAGCAGATGACACATCTGTTAAAATTGACAAATCATCAATACTTTTAATGATTCCTCTACTAATAGATTCATCTATAACATTATTAAGAGTAGTAAGTTCAGGTGCTATTTTTCCAGTTTCTGCATTTTCGTATTCGTCAGCATTTAATAATCTTCTATTATTTGCAGTTTCTTCACCTGATTTAGAAGAACCAATATATTTTAAAAGTTTATTATAATTTCCATTAGCTACTTTTAAAGCATCAAAATCTTTATTTTTCAATGCTTGTTCTGCATATTTTTTTTCTTCTGCAAGCAATGTTTCAGCTACAAAAATACTGCCTTTATTACCTACTAACTGATCTATAGTTTCTGTTCTTGCAAAATTTGTAAATTTATTAAATTCATTTAAAGTGTGTTTTTGAATAGTTTTGTCTGTATTATTTTTTAAAAAATTTTCAAATTCTTGTTTATTTTCTTTAGATTGATTAAAAGCAAAACTAAAAGCAGCTTGTGTGCCTTCATTTTTTTTTGCTGCAATTAACATTTTTTGTTGTTGATTAACAAATTTTGTTTGATATTTATTTATATTTTTTGTTAAATCAGATGATATTTTTTGCCTTAAATCTAATTCAAATAATGGAGAATCAAAAGATTCTCTTAAACTAACAAATTCATCATTAACAATTTGATTAACTTTTGTTCTATAAGTATCAGTGTTTTCTTCATTTTGTAATGACAATAATTCTTGTTGATTTAATTTATTATTTAAAGTGTCAATTAAATTTGTTTTTAATTGAGTTAAAGATAAGTTATAAGCTAACTGATCTTCTATCTTTAAAGAATCTTTAGTTTCTGCTAATACTTTTAAAGGATCATTTTCTAAGGCAATCTTGGCAGCAGATTTTTTTGCTTGCACTTCAAATTTATCAGCAACAAAACCTTTCATAGTATCAACTAATGCTGATATCTGTTCACTTTTAGATGTTTCTGCTCTTGCTAATGGGGATAAATCAGCAACTTGCCTACCACCTACAATAGGTATGCTTCGTTGGATTCTGTCTGATTCATATTTTTTTCTTGCCATTATGGTATTACCCTTGGATCTTTGCCAACAACACCGACATCACCCATAATATTTAATTGTTTAGTCATATCACTGGTAACACTACTAGGTCCCATCGCATAAGTTTGCATACCACCTTTAGCTAAAGTACCAACCGCAGATAGATAACCTGCTTGTCTTGCTGCTTTACCTGCTGCTCTAGTTATTGCTGCTTGCTCATAAGCTGATGCCATTAGATTACCAACTGCACCTTTAGTTTTTTGCATAATTAAATCTCTTTCATTACGCAAAATAGTTAAATCTTCACTAAGGTTTTTTAAGGATTGATTTAAGAATACATTACCATCAAGCAATGCACCTGATGCAGCTCCTGCTGCAATATCAGTAGCAATCGTTTCTTTAGCTTTACGCATACGCAAAATTTCTTCTTGAGCAAGTCTTAATCGTTCTTGTTCATTTTCAATCTGTAATTGAGTTTTTTGCATCTCAGCTTGTTTTAAACTTTCTCTAGCTTGGCGTTCTGCTAAATTGGCTTGATAACGAGCATTTTGTATCTGACCAATGGTCTGAATACCTGTAAATGCTGCCATAGCTACTTGTGGTGCTGACATCTATCCTCCTGTGCTAACCTTATAATCCATACCTAGTAAGTGTAATTTGAGTGGTGCAGATTGTCCAATAGTTATCTGCCCTGTCAAACTAAACCCTAAGATACCGTGTAATGTTTTAGTACCTGTAAATTCTGGTATACCGACATCTAAGTTATCAGTACCAAAAGTTCTAATGGGTATGGTGTTTCCATTAATTGTTAAGTTTTGTGTTTCATTTAAAAATGCGTTGACTTCTAGCACACGCTTTTTAAAACCTCTTAAAGAAGCATATCCTTGTATACTAGGTTCAATCGGTAATGTTTTAATTGTTACTGTGTAATCTAACCCTACTTGGTAAGAAGTTGATGTTGCACTAGCAAAAGTAATACTACTAGCTCCACCTGTTACATCAGCTTGCATTACGCCATCACCAATGACTTTGATAGTTTTTTGGTTTAAATGTCCTGATGCAACGCTTGATGCTGCACCTCCTGCTAACCCACTATCTACTGTAAATGCTTCGTTAAAAAGTTCTATATAATATTTATCAACACTATTGATGGTACGCTTTACCGCTACATATTGGTCATCTACTACCGTACCTACATTCAAGAATGAACCATCCGTGGTAAACTGCGTTCCTGCAACAATGTTTTGATCTCTAAGTAAAGTGTAGACTGCACAAGTACCATCGTTATTAACGACTAATAATCTATCGCCTTCATCAGTAGAAGTAGCTTTACGGATAGACATATCAATCGGTGTGTTTAGCAAATGACTAGATAACAATGATATCTGTGATGTTAAGTAACCATCACCACCACGGTCATAGATATATTCATTCAATGCTTTACCTTGACGCTGAATGTAAATGGTACTACCTGATATGTTTTGTACTCGTATATTCTCTTTGCTACCGTGACTTGATTGTAATTTAGCAATAAAGTTACTTGGTGTTAGTGGATCACTAAAATCTTGTGGTGCAAAAAATTCACCACCTGTAGTAAAGATTTGTAAATAGTTAGCACTTAGTACATCAGTAATCGTATTTAACTGATTGGTATCTAAGGTTGCTACAAACGCATCATCATCTAATCCTTCACCAGGATTAAAATCAAAGAAAGCATTAATCCTAGATGCGAAGATAGTGGATGGTCTTGATTTACTACCGCCAAAAAATAACCTTCCTTGGTGAAAAGTAGCTGTCCTTGGATATCCTCTTGATACACTAAAAGTATCTTCATAGCCTGTTTCGTGTTCCCAATCAGCATTAGCAATAGCTGTAGTACCAAAAAAAGGTATTTCTACAATCGCTTGTGCTTTGGTTGTGCTTTCAATATCTACAATTTTTGCTCTACCAAACTGAGTACCACCAATAATATTAACATAACTACCAATGTCACCTGGATCAGTCCAGTAAGCGTGTTGTGTTGTTAAATCTATTTTGCCCTCTGTGCCACTAGGTGTTAGTGTGCCTGCTGCTGATGTATTTTCTACAGTTAGAGTAAATGCGTGTTGTGGATTAAAAGTAAAAGTTACATCAGTAATAGTCCACGCAGTATCAGAAGTACGAGTAATCTTTTTAGGAATCATATCTTCTTGTGTGACAATCAATGTATCTGCACTTTGTACCCAACACATTTCAGATAGCATTGCTGAAGTAATAGTTGTCGTTAAGTAATTATTTCCACTACCTGCAATATTAGTTTGTAGCACGCCATTTTTAATGACATACATACGATTATGAGTAAATGCTAATAAGTAAGCATCAGAAGTTGAGAACTCAAATGATACTAAGCGTATACCATTTTCAGGACTACCACCGAGTTCAGTAATATATTCTAATCCAGGTCTGCGTTTAACACCGCCTTGTGGTAAAACCACAACATTAAGAGCAGTGGTTAATCCTGCATCATAAGCCTTAACATCATCTCTAGCTATAAGTTTTGGATCTAGTTCACCTGAAGTAAAACTATTTTGAATCGCAATCACCCTAGACATTAGCGTACCTCAATTAAATCAAAACTATTATTGCCTAATTGTTGTGATCTTTGTCCTTGTGCATCAGCTTGTGTGCATTGTCTAAATAAGCCACCTCTACCATTTTCAGCAGGACTGCCAAATGCTAAAGCTCTAAAATAATCTGCTTTAGTAATTTGATCTGTTAATGGTTCTGCAAAGTCTGCTGCTAATGCGTGGCGTAACATATAAACAAAAAACTCTGGAAATCTTGATTCGTCAACATCTGCTACATAGTCAATGTAAACTGTTTCGTAATCTGTCAATAATCTTTGTTGGTCAATATAATATAATTCAAATTCAGTTTGTGGCAATGCACCTGCTGTTGATGTTTGAAACAGAGCTTTAGGTGTGCCAATAATATCCGCAGGTAACGCATACGCATAAGACCATTCTGTGTTTGGTGTATCACTGGTTCTTGCTAGTTGTACTTTCTTTTTAGCAAATGACCAAGGATAAATAGATAATATATACTTTTTTAAGTCATCGTATAAACGGTCACATATTTTTGCAGAATCTGTACCTTCAGTAAATGAGGTCATTTCTGCTGCACCTAGCATCAAGAGTGCATCATTACAAATGGTAAGTTTAGTATCTCCTGCTGCCATACAATCTCCTTAAAAAAGTATGCCCTGCCGAAACAGGGCAACTTTGTATTACTTAGTCAGAATCAGTTACCACACCGATTACTGTACCGTCAGACACATCTACTACTCCAGATGCGTTAGATACAACAATGTGCATTGTTACTGTTCTTGTTCCGCCTGTTGAGCCGTGGACCATTATCATATCACCTACTTTCAAAGTATCTGAAAGAGTGTTGAAGTAGCCACTAGCATCAACGGCAGTGTGTGCATCGGTAGTTGTGTAGACATATAATGCAGGTAAATCTCCTGATCTACCTTGTCCAGCTAACGCACCGAATCCATCAGTTGAATAAGCCATTAGTTACCTCCTACGATTCACGACAAGTTATTTCAACAATACCATTGGTATCAATACCAACAGCTCCAGCAGAAAACATAGAGTTCACTAAGAACGATGCTTTTTCAGCAACATAGTTAATTTCTGTTTTTCTGTCCATATTTAAAGCTAAACCACAAGCATTTTTGTGCCAAGCTAAACAAGTTCTGTCAAGCGAACCATCAACTGCTAAACCACCTTCATCTCTATCGCCCATCATAATGAACTTAAAGCCAAGGAAGTCATTCACAGTACCTACAGCAAGAGCCTTTGATGTGTTGAAGTCAAAAGACTTAACATCTGTTTCATCTAGAAAAGCCGCCATATTGTTTGCGTGACATAAGAAATATCTATCTTCAGCAGGTACGCCTTGTGCATCCATAAGTTTCTTAGCAGATAATACTTTATCAACATTTAAGTTGGAAGCAGAACCGCCAACAGAATTGGCTACTGTTAAAGATGTACCAGCACCGTCTAACGCATCAATTACTAATTGATCCATTCTACGACCGATAGCCATTGAAAGTGCTTTAACAAGTTCAGCTCTTTCGTCAAATAATACTTTGCCACTTGTAAATATATCTGAATATTCAGCAGCATTGTAATCTGACATTGTAGCTGTAGCTTGTGTGTGTGTTAAATTCAATGGTGTAACATCAGATTGTGCGATATGTAAATTCGCAACACCTGATCCTAGTTTATTAAATTTATAAGTATTGCCCTGTACTCCTGCTCTCTCACGAGTTGTCCCAGCAAGTTTACGATCTTCTTGGTACGCTTGCTTGACTTCAGCATCAAATATAGTGACAAAACTTGTACTGATTGATGTACTCATATTGTTACTCCATATTACAATAAGTTAATATTTTATCGCTTGAAGTTGTCCATTTGGGCTTCTTACTTGTAGGTTCGCCTACCTCCGTGCTACTAAGCAGTCAAGGGCAGAAAACTGTTATCCTTACGGTATAGTGTAATTAAAACTAAGAAGATTGCAACTTTTTATAAAATATAATCTTCGTTAGGATTGTCAGGCACACGCTGTTTAAACCATTTTTGTACTTTGTTACGATAATTAATATCTTCTTTGTACTCTTTAGTTCCAACCATTGCATATAATTCATCTAATGTTGGTACGCCTTCATCACTTGGTTGTGCAGTTGGTATATTGCCTTCACCATAAAACCTTCTAAGTTTTTGTATAGCTCTAACACCTGCCGCAGTACCAGCAGCACCTTTAAATGCTTCTAGTTCTTCTTCGTTAAAGACACCTTTGCTAAATAAACCATTTGCCCATTGTGCGGTTGATTTGATAATTTGATCTGCATCAGGCCCTAGCTTTTGTTTTTCAGATTGCACATCCACCTTATATTGTTCTAAAGATGACATCTCCATATCAATATAATCTTTGGCGAGTGCTTCAAAGGCAGCTTGACTTACTCCGTGGTCTTTGGCCCAACCTTGAAATCTCTCTAGTAAAGGATCATCTTGAGGTATGCCAGATTGTTCAGCAAACGATACATCATATGTTTCTGGTGCTTTGTGTTTGCCTTGAGAAAAGTTTTTTTCCATTTCTTTGTAAGATTTTACCAAGCCTTCAATATCTGGACCTTCTTCTTGATTCCAAAACTTTTCAGGAAAATACTCTGGTCTGTCGTATTCAACTTCTTCACCTTCAGCAGCAATCGCTGTATCTACTTCTTCTGGATCTTTGCGTAAGACATCTTCAATCACTTCAGGATTTGCATCTTGTTGTGCTTGTTCTTCTTCTCTTACTTCTTCAATACCTTGATCTAATAAACCTTCGTTTTCAGTCGCTTGACTTTCTACTGCTTGATTTTCTTCACTCATCCTCTTGCCCTCTCTATGCGTTTTTCAATTTCTCTTACCATTGAGTTTTGTCCTTCTCTACAATATCCATAACTAGCAGATTCGCCAGGAATGAAAGTTGGTTGTTCAATAGTGACAGCTCTTAAATGTTTTAATACTTTCTGTCCATCTTCGGTATTAAAAACTCTTGCGTATAGCCGATTCAACTCAACTACATTAATAAATTCTTTATGTTCAATAGCTTGTTCATCTAATAAACTTAATTCATCCCAGCTCATATTTGCTCCTCAGTTGGTGCTTCTGCTGGTTGTTGCATTGCCTGTTCAGCTTCCGCTTGTTGTTGGATAAGTTCTTGTGTTTGTTGAACAATGATAGCTCGTTCTTCTTCACTATTGGTTAAGTCCGCAGGTATACCAAGTTTTTCTGCAATGTAATCTGCCATCTTACCAATTTTTAAAATAGTTTGTCCTTCAGGACCTAGTTGTGCAACGATTTGAGCAAACTGTATCACATTGTTAATGTCTTGATTGTTTTGTGATTGAGCAATCGGACTAACAGGTTTGATCTTAACTTCTAAACCATTGACTTTTAAAGGTAGCTCAATCAAGTTTTGAGCATCCATAATCTGTAAAGTTCTTTGTACAATCGGTGTCATTACCTCAGTAATTAAACGACCAAACGCACTACCTAAATTCTGTGCGAGTTCTTGAATACGCTGTTGTATTTCAGTTGCACTTCGTGCTGACATATCATCTCTTGGGATAGATTCATCTAACAATATTTTCTTGATTGACATTTGTAATTGGTCAATCACAATTTGTGATAACTGTGGATCACCACTACGAGATAAAGGTCTTAGACTTTCACCTTGTGGTCCACCATTTCTAGCCACAGGTATAATTGCACCTGGCTTCAATACTACGGTATTTGGATTAAGTACCCCATCATCTGCTGCGGTATATACACCTGCAATAGATAATGATGCGTTTTTCAATAATAATTCTTTGGTTTTATTTAAAGTTTTGATATCAGGTATTGCCACCGTTAATGGTCCACGACCATAGACTTCGCCTGCGGCTTTCATATATCTGGATACTACCCAAGGACTGTATTTCATTTTACGATCTAATAATTCAAATTTTTCTTGCTGATATATAATTTGATAATGATAATGACCTGTTTCTAAATCTTTAATCGTAGATTCTAAAAAATCTATTTCTTCGATTGGGTTGTCTTTTACTTTTTGTTTTAAAGTTTCATTAAGTTTAGCGTCAGGAAACTGTATTAAAATTTGTTCTGCTTTTAGTCTAAGTCTGCGATAGACATTTTCTACCTGACCATTTGCACCTTCTTCAAAACAAACTAAATACATTGGAATAGAAGTATAGCGAATTGGTGTCATCTCATCGCCTTCTTGAATTAACATTACACCTGTGCCTACACAAAGATCTAATAAAAATTCACCCATTGCTAAATCAAAGTTAGAAGTACGAATGACACTAAACATTTTATCTAAGTAAGCATCTAAGACTTCTTGTACTTCACCTTTATTTTTGTCTGGAATATCATTACCAGGTTCTAATCTGCACCAGTTAGTTTGTGGCGGAAATAAACCTGATTGTATTCTATTGGCAAATCGCTGTGTTGAACTAATCGCTGTGCTATCAAATACATCTGCCATTTTGTTTTGACCAACCGTCTTACCTTCAAAATAACCTTCATATAAGTTACGGTTCGGCAAAGCAAAACGATAACAATCTTCATAGACAGATTCCCATTGATCTTTGCGTACTTTTGCTGCGTTAAAGCGTTTAATAATTTGATTGACTGGTACTTTTGCCATTATGTTTTCCTCGTTAAATCAGCATCTGCTTTTCTTGCACCACCTTTACCTGTCACAAAAGATCGTACTCTACCCATTGCCCAAGCGTGTGCAGACACACCACGACTACCTGATGAATAATAGGCACCCAGTCCACGCTTATACACTTTATCAAGTGTGGATTTACTGAATTTAGCAGTATAACTACTTGGGTATTTACCTGCCACCTGCTCTCTCCTTGCTAATTTGATCCATCATCTCTGCTGATAATAAACCTTTACGGTACAATCGTCTAGTGCGTAAGATTTCACTCTCACGCTTAGATTTGTTTTTGGCTCCTGCTAAATACTTTAAAGGTACACCCTTCTTAGATTTAGGTACAGGCTTAAACTTGCGTTTCATTTTTTGCCTGGCTTTTTACCGCCACCATATCCTTTCTT